TCCCGACGAAGCAACGGCTACCAGCTTGATGCTGGAGACTGGTTTGTTGCAGCAGGTAACGGATGAAGAAGGCAACGTCATTAACGTTCAGGGTCAAGGCCAGATGATCGACATCATTGGCCTAATTTACAAGCCTACTGGCACAATGCTGACCGACGAGGAAGGTATAGAGTACCCAGAAATGGCTGATGTGGGCGGGTGGCACGTTAATATGCGGGGCGACGTGCCAGAAGCTGTTAAACCTTACGTCATTACTGTTTCTGGCATACCGCACAGGATTTGGGACTAACCCTTTAAGGATTTTGACATGGCCGACTTAAAAATTTCGCAACTAACGCCTGTTACTACCCCGCTAGCGGGCACCGAGGTGTTGCCAATCGTGCAATCTAGCACGACTAAAAAAGTGACCGTAAGCGAAATGATTGCGGCGCAGTTGGCAGCCAACATCGTCACCGAAACGGGCACCACACGCACTCTGAGCGCAGCGGACAACCAGAAAGTCATTTATTGCACTAGCGGGTCTGCGGTGACTATCACTTGCGCGGCCGGTTTAGGCGTTGGCTTTAACTGCACCATTATCCAAGGCGGCGCGGGTAAGGTAACCATAGCCGCTGGCGGGCAGACGCTGGTCAGCTACTCCAGCTTGTTTAGCACGATGGGCCAATATGCAGTTATTTCGCTAATCACCCCCGTGGCCGATACTTTTGTTGCCGCCGGTAACCTAGGTGTTTGACATACAGAATTCTTAATGTAGTATTAACCACTGTACCGGCCCAGTAGACCGGGGATTCTTCAGGAATCGACAATGTCAGAAGAGCAACAAAATGAACTAGCGGCAGTGCCCGCGCCGGAACCGGAACTAACGGCAGTACCGGAACCCGAAGTAACAGCGCCGGAAACTGAAGAGCCAAAACCAGCCAAGACCTTCACACAAGAAGAGTTAGACGCTGCAATTGGCAAGCGGCTTGCAAGAGAACAGCGTAAGTGGGAAAGAGAACAAGCTCGGCGACAGCAGGAAACTGCACCGCCCGCGCCAGCTCCTTCGTTAGAGCAATTTGAGTCGGTTGATCAGTACGCGGAAGCGTTAGCTGCTCAAAAGGCAGAAGAGTTGCTTGCTAAGCGAGAAGCTGATCGCGCGCGCATGGAAACGCTCGAGGCTTACCACGACCGTGAAGAAGAGGCTCGGAGCAAGTACGAGGACTTTGAACAAGTCGCGTACAACCCGAACCTACCGATCACGACCGTGATGGCTGAGACAATCCAAGCGTCGGATGTTGGGCCAGATTTAGCGTATTACCTTGGCACCAATCCGAAAGAAGCTGATCGTATTTCTCGTCTGTCGCCGTATCTACAAGCCAAAGAGATTGGCAAAATTGAAGCTAAGTTAAGCGACAATCCGCCGGTCAAAAAAACGACAAGCGCCCCGCCGCCGATCGCGCCCATTAGTGGCCGTGGCACTGGAGCACCGTCTTACGATACGACCGACCCACGTTCTATTAAGAACATGACAACGTCGGAATGGATCGAAGCGGAGCGCCAGCGCCAGATTCGGAAGTTGGAAGCTCAACGTAACCGCTAATTTTTTTGAAGGATTATCATGGCAAACTCGATTCTTACCATTGACATGATCACCCGCAAAGCGCTCGAGATCCTCGAGAACAACCTGGTGATCACTCGTAACGTCAATCGTCAATACGACGATTCTTTCGCCGTTGAAGGCGCAAAAATTGGTTCCACCCTGCGTATCCGTTTACCAGATCGCGCGTTGGTAACCGACGGTGCCGCCCTGCAAGTTCAGGACGACAACGAACAGTTCACCACTTTGACCGTTGCTTCGCAGAAGCACATCGGCGTGAACTTTACCTCTGCCGAACTTACCATGCAGTTGGATGACTTCGCAGAGCGTGTTCTAAAGCCTCGTATTTCGCAGCTTGCGTCTTCCATTGACGCTGACGTTGCAAATGCGTACAAAAACGTGTTCAACTCGGTTGGCACCCCAGGCAGCACTCCATCGACTTCGCTCGTTCTGTTGCAAGCTCAGCAGAAGCTGAACGAAAACGCTGCTGTGATGGCACCACGCTACGCAACCGTTAACCCGGCTGCTAACGCTGGTCTGGTCGAAGGCATGAAAGGTCTGTTCAACCCGACCGACACCATCAGCCGCCAGTTTAAGAATGGCATGATGGGCATGGGCGTGCTGGGCTTCGACGAAGTCAACATGTCGCAGTCGATCAAGCAGCACACCAACGGCGACTGGGGCACCGGCATCACCGTGACCTCGACTGTCACCACCGAAGGTCAGTCGACTCTGCCGATTAGCTTTACCGGCTCGTCGAAGACTTGGAACGTGGGCGACGTGTTCACCATCGCTGGCGTGTTTGCAGTTAACCCACAAACTCGTGAGTCCACCGGCTCGCTGCAGCAGTTCACCGTAACTGCCGCTGCAACTGGTAGCTCCACAGCAACCCTGTCGATCAGCCCTGCGCTGTTCTCAGCAACCCAAGCACTGGCAACCGTTACTTCGTTGCCTGCGGCAAGTGCGGCCGTCACCATGCTGGGTAACGCAACTGGCCAGTATGCTCAAAACTTGGTCTACCACAAGGACGCGATCACTTTTGCTACCGCCGATCTGTTGATGCCTCAAGGCGTGGATATGGCTTCTCGCCAAGTCCACAACGGTATCTCGATGCGTATTGTTCGTCAGTACGACATCAACAACGACCGTCTGCCTTGCCGTATTGACGTTCTGTACGGCTTTAGCACCATCCGTCCGCAAATGGCTTGCCGCATCTGGGGCTAAGCACTGGTGGGGGCTTCGGCCCCCATTGACGACTTTATTTGAAAGGAAATTATCATGGCACTTCCTAACGGCGCAGGCGGCTATCAGCTCGGCGATGGCAACCTTAACGAACCAGTTATGGGCTATTTGCCCGTTCCACTTACGGAGACTGGCACTTCTACTGTCACCCTTACCGCTGCCGAAGTAACCGGCGGCATTTTGATTGCTAACCCCGGTACGACTGGCACTACCTACACGATGCCTATCGTGGTAACGTCGGGCGCTACCACAGGCGTTAACGATCTGGTGTCTAGCGCTAAAGTTGGCAGTACGTTTAACTGGACTATCATTAACATTGGTACAACTACCGGCGACATTACGATGGCCGCAGGTACTGGTACGGGCTGGACGATTGTTGGTTCTTTGACGATCGATAACGAAACTTCGGCTTCGTTTGTTGCGCGTAAAACCAGCGACACCACTTGGACTTTGTACCGTACTGCCTAATGCCTCGGGGGCTTCGGCCCCCGTTTTTTAAAGGATAGATCATGCCTAACACCAAAGCTGTAGGGGTTGCGTTTAGCGACCCTGAACTAACTTCTGGCACTACCATTACGGGCGCAACTATCGATAGCACCACGAAAGTGTTGTCTAACATTCCGAGCGGTCTGACTGCTTCGCAGCAGGGCGCAACGATTGCGACAACCGGTAACAGTGATGTTTTTATCATCGCGCCTGCTGCTGGCACGTTGACGTCCGCTGTTTTTTCGGGTGTAGACGCGCTAGCGGCCAGTAACACGGACTACGTTACTTTTTCCATCACCAACCTTGGAACTAGCGGTTCCGGTACAGCGGCTATGCTTGCTGCAACTGACGCCAACACGACCAAGTCTACCGGCGGCACGGCGCTAACTGCTAACGCAGCTCGCACCCTGACGCTAAACGGCACGGCAGCTAACTTGGTAGTAGCCGCTGGTGATCGTCTGCGTATTCGCGCAGCCGCCACCGGTACGCTAGCTAACTCGGTGACGTTTCCGGTCTACCGTTTGAACTTTAGTGTTGCTTAACTAAACGGGGCTTCGGCCCCGCCTACCCTATGCCTATTATCTACTTACAGCACCCGGTTCACGGCTTCAAAATTGCCACTATGGAAATGGAAGCTGAGTCTGATGAACAAAACGGTTGGCAGCGATACGACCCTGACACGCCTTTAGTGCCTGAAGTGGAAGCGCCTGAAGTAGCGGCGCCTACCAATGAGCTAGAGGTTAAACGTCGTCGCGGTCGACCCCCTGTAGGCGCAGCATCTTAAAGGAGCAGGCATGGCCACTACTGCTGGCGATCAAATCAACAGAGCGTTGCGGTTGTTGGGTGTGTTGGCCGAAGGCGAAACGTCTTCAGCTTCGGTAATGCAAGATGGTTTGACCGCTTTAAATCAAATGATCGACTCATGGAACACGGAGCGTCTGGCCGTGTTTTGTACCGAAGACCAAGTGTTTTTGTGGCCGCCCAACGAGATCACGCGCACGTTAGGGCCGACCGGCGACTTTGTCGGTAATCGTCCGGTTTTGATTGACGACGCAACGTATTTTCGTGACCCGCAGACAAATGTCTCGTACGGCATCAAGCTAATCAACCAGCAGCAATACAACGGGATTGCGGTTAAGACGGTGACCAGCACCTACCCGCAGGTTATGTTTGTGAACAACACGTTCCCAGACATCACCATGACGATCTACCCCAAGCCAACGCGTGTTTTGGAGTGGCACTTTGTGTCGGTGCAGCAGCTGACCCAACCGGCTAATCTTGCTACGCAGTTACATTTCCCGCCGGGTTACCTGCGCGCGTTTGTGTACAACTTGGCTATGGAGTTTGCGCCAGAGTTCGGCGTTGAGCCGTCGCCGCAAGTTGTTCGGATTGCAATGACGTCTAAACGCAACCTGAAACGGATCAACAATCCTGACGACATCATGTCGATGCCTTATTCGTTAGTTGCGACTCGTCAGCGGTTTAACATCTACGCAGGTAACTATTAAGCCGTGAAGACGCCCATCCTTGGATCAACTTACGTTGCCCGCAGCGTCAACGCTGCGGACGCGCGTATGGTCAACTTGTTCCCAGAGATTGTCCCGGAAGGCGGCAAAGAGCCTGCTTTTCTAATGCGCGCGCCAGGCTTGCGACTGCTAGCAGCCGTAGGCTTGGGGCCGATTCGCGGGTTGTGGTCGTACGGCGGCTACGGCTACGCAGTGTCGGGCAACAGTCTATACAAAATTGATAGCAATTACACCAGCACGTTGCTAGGCACGGTAATAGGCACTGGCCCAGTATCGATGTCAGACAACGGCACGCAGCTGTTTGTTGCTGCTAACGGCCCAAGCTACATCTACAACGCCGCCACTAACGTGTTTCAGCAGATTACCGACCCCGACTTTCCGGGCGCGGTAACTGTTGGTTTTCTGGACGGCTATTTTGTTTTTAATGAGCCTAACAGCCAAAAAGTCTGGGTAACCAGTCTGCTTGACGGTTTGTCCGTTGACCCGTTGGACTTTGCCAGCGCCGAGGGTTCGCCCGACGGTTTGGTGTCGCTGATCGTCGACCACCGTGAGGCTTGGTTGTTTGGCACTAACTCTGTCGAAGTTTGGTACGACGCGGGCAACGTGGCGTTCCCGCTGCAACGTATCCAAGGTGCGTTTAACGAAATTGGTTGCGTCGCGCCCTATTCGGTCGCAAAGCTCGACAACAGTATTTTCTGGTTGGGCGCCGACGCCCGTGGGCGGGGCATCGTGTACCGCGCCAACGGCTACACTGGCGTGCGTGTGTCTACCCATGCCATCGAATGGCAAATTCAGCAATATGGCAACCTGTCTGATGCGATTGGCTACACCTACCAGCAGGACGGTCACAGCTTCTATGTGCTGATCTTCCCTACTGCCAACACAACCTGGGTTTACGATGCGGCCACGCAAGCCTGGCATGAGCGCGCGGGTTGGTCGAATGGGTCGTTCACGCGGCACCGCAGCAACTGCCAGATGGCGTTTAACAGCGAAGTTATTGTGGGCGATTTTGAAAACGGCAATATTTACGCGTTTGACTTAGACGACTACAGCGACAACGGTCAGATCCAAAAGTGGCTGCGGTCATGGCGGGCGCTGCCCACCGGCCAGAACAATCTGAAACGTACCGCGCATCACAGCTTGCAGCTTGACGTGGAGTCGGGTGTGGGGCTAAACGTCGGCCAAGGCAGCGACCCCGAGGTTATGTTGCGCTGGTCAGACGACGGCGGCCACACTTGGTCTAACTACCATACCGCTAAGATTGGAAAGATCGGCGAGTACTATCGCCGGGTGTTCTGGCGTCGGTTGGGCATGACGTTGAAGCTGCGTGATCGGGTGTACGAGCTGTCGATGACCGACCCGGTTAAGACCGCGATCATGGGCGCTGAGCTATTGCTTAGCCCGACCAACGCCTAGCGCAGCCCATGACTAGCCCAATCAATGCCACCAACATTACGCCGCCCCGCGTACCGCTTATTGACGAGCGTACGGGGTTAATTTCGCGGGAATGGTACAGGTTCTTTCTTAACCTTTTCACGTTGACGGGCAGCGGCACTAACCAGACCTCATTGGTTGATCTTCAGATAGGGCCGCCGCCAAACCAAGAGAGTTTTACAACCATTAGTCTTGAGCTTGACGGAGTTAAAACACAACCGACTGAAGAGTCAGCGGTCGAACAAATTGCAGAGATGCAAAAGCAAGTCGACGCTTTGTTGTCAGCGCCTTTTCCCACGCCTCAAGTTTTACAGTTGGTGTACGGGGCTTTTTACAGCACGGCCAACCAGCCCGACGGCTCTAGCACTACGGCGTACCCTATCGTATACGACACCACGGCGTACAGTAAAAACGTCACGTTAGAAGATAGAACTGCCGTGTTTACGGCGTCTATTGGCCCCGCTAGTACGACCATGACCGTAACGGCTGTTACGTCTGGGCCGATTTACCCAGGCATGGTGATTACCGGCACGGGTGTAACCGCTGGAACGTACAT